TATGATATTAAGGATAATCTCTATGGGAATAAAGGATCAATGCACAAAAGATTTGATCACGATAGCTTTGCTGCTGATTGTGATGATCATCCTATGGACATGATGGTTAGTTATAATTCAGACCAGTTAGTAAGAGAAAGATTTAAAGACTGGCAAGCAATTGAGTTTGATCATACCTACACTATGAGATCTGTAGGAGAATACATGAGAGAACAACATCAAAGAAAGGAATTGATTTTGATTAATTATGTTATTTGAAAATTTAGAAGAAGAATTTAAACCCATAAAAAAATATGGTCAAATTGTTCCTGGGTATTATGTTAGTAAGGATGGTAGAGTTTTCAGTGCTCTTTCCAATAAATTTATTAAATTTGCAAAAGATTATTCCAAAAGAGGGACTAATAGAGTAGAGTCACTTAAGTTTAGTGTGGACATTCCTATAGGATTATTTCCTGATTATGATTACAGTAAAAGAAGAGAAACTTCTAAATCACATAGATTGACTATTAGAGTCCATAAAGCAGTTATGGATGCTTGGAAACCTATTGATGAAAATCCTCCAGATCAAATAAAAGAATATTGGAAAGATCTTCCAGATCCAGTAAAACAATGGATTAAAGAAACTGCGATCATAGATCACATAGATGATGATCCAGAAAACAATCATGTAGATAATCTTCGTTGGGTTACTTCAAAACAAAATTCTGTCTATAGAAAAAAGACAGAATTCTCAGATCCTAATGTAATTGATTTGACTGATGAAGAGTATGAATGGATAGTTCAAAAATCTGAAGAGTTAGGTAAAACTCCACAAGAAACTTTTGATTATTTGTGGCACTCTTATATGGATGATGTATATAAAAAATCTGAGGAATTTGGAATTCCTGTAGAATCTGTTTTATTAAATGATGTTGAGAAGTACGTGAAAAATGTCAGAACTAAAGGATTGGCTCAACTCTATCAATCAGACAAAGAAAAATCTGATTGATGAGGACCCAACAATTACAAAAGAATACCCTCCATACATTATCAATAAATGTCTATCTGGTCATATTGATTGCCTGATGTATGCCAATGAAATGAATCTTAATCATGCATTAGATAAAAAGTTACAATATGACTTCTTTATAAATATTGTAAGAATCAAAAAGAGATACTCTCCCTGGATTCGTAAGGATAAGATCAAAGACCTTGATGTAGTTAAATCTTACTATAAGTATAGTAATGAGAAAGCAGAGCAAGCTTTGAAAATTCTGACACAAGACCAAATTAACTTTATTAAATCAAAACTTGAAACTGGAGGAACAAAATGAGTGTTGTTCAAGAACCTGAAGTGAAGTGGACACCAGACCAAATGGTAGAGGTTGTCCTCAATGAACCTGATGATTTCCTAAAGGTTCGTGAGACACTGACCAGAATTGGTGTTGCATCTAGGAAGGAAAAGAAGATCTATCAATCTTGCCACATCCTTCATAAACAGGGTAGATACTATCTTGTACACTTTAAAGAACTGTTTGCCCTTGATGGTAAACATGCAAATCTGACTGTCAATGATGTTCAGAGACGCAATAGAATTGCTCAACTGCTTGCAGATTGGGGTCTAATTACTATTGTAGACTTAACTAAGATTTCTGATATTGCTCCACTTAATCAGATTAAAGTCCTTTCATACAAAGAAAAGAATGAATGGACTCTAGAGACTAAGTACAATATTGGATCTAAAAAGAAAAAGGTAGAGATAACTGAATAATTTTGTAGGGGATTCAACATCCCCTTTTTTATTGGATCTGTTATAATTAGTATTGGATGCCTTAGGGGTCCACAAAACACAAACTCGCTTTTTAAGGAGCTACCATAATGACAAGTCTTAACAGATATACTGCGTCAGATCTTCCTTCTCTAATGGAGAAGATCACAAAAAACAGTATTGGATTGGATGAATATTTTGATCGTCTATTTAATCTACATGAAACATCTTCAAATTATCCACCATATAATTTAATTCAAGTTAGTACTGTAGAATCAAGACTTGAATTGGCACTTGCAGGATTTAAGAAATCTGAAATAACAGTTTATACTGAATATGGTAAACTGTTTATTGAGGGAAATAGAGAAGATAAAGGATCATCAGACTCTTATCTTCATAGGGGTGTAGGTCAAAGATCTTTTACTAGGGCATGGACTCTTTCTGATGATACAGAAGTGAGGGAAGTAATTTTTGAAGATGGATTACTTACTGTTAAACTAGGAAAAGTTGTGCCAGAACATCATACTAGAAAAGATTATCTCTAAATAATATTGAATATCGTCGCCGCAGGGGAAAGGATGACTAAGACCATCCACTTCCCCCCTTTTTATAAATACCTATAAAAGGATTAATGAAGAATTATAAGACTTTCCTTGAAGAATCAATATCATTTAGAGTCCATGATCAATTAAATCCTACTTTCTGGAATGGGGAAAAATTAAAACCAGAGGTTAGAACTCATCTATTAAAAGTTGCAAAGGCATGGGCAGACTTTGTAGATGTTAAGAAGTCTAAAATTGTAGACATTTTACTTCTTGGTGGTAATGCTGGATACAATTACACCAAGTATTCTGATTTAGATTTACACTTGGTTGTTAATAATGGATCTTGCCCAGATGTTCTTTCTGATTACTATCAGGCAAAGAAACAACTTTGGACTTTGACCCATGAAGTAAAAGTTTATGGGCATGATGTAGAACCTTATGTAGAAGAACCTGGAAAGAAAAGAAGAAAAAGTCAAGGTGTATTTTCTCTTAAGTCAAACAAGTGGTTAATTAAACCAGAACAGTTCTCAGGGGACCTGGATGAGGACTTGCTAAGCACTAAGGTTCGTGATATGATGAATAAGATTGACAGGACTATTAGGTATGCTAACAATGAAAAAGCATTGGAAAGTCTCCTGAAAAAACTTAGGGACATGAGAAACTCTGCCCTAGATAAAGGTGGTGAGTTTGCATTTGAGAATCTTGTTTTTAAAGAACTTAGAAACAGAGGATACATTGACAAACTTGCTGATCATATTTTAAAACTACAAGATAAAACTCTTACATTGGAAAACTATGTCTGTTAAACTTTTGATTTTGAAATCCTATGAAGATGTCATTGCTGATGTAAAAGAAATGATGTCTGGGGATAGAGTTGTTGGGTATCTTCTCTCAAACCCATTTGTAACTAAACTCAATGATGGTAGTCAGGAAACTCCTGCTAGTGTAACTTTTTACCCATATGCTCCTCTGTCTAAGCAAAAGGAAATTCCAATCCCCTGTGATTGGGTAGTTTCTATTGTAGAACCCCTTGATGAAGTAAAACAATCTTATTTGGAGCAAGTAAATGGTGAAAATTCTAGCACTGACGAACAATCTAATTCTGATAACTCAAATTGAAGAAGTAGGCACAGAACTTGGAGAGCCTGATTGTAAACTGATTAAACCTTTTGTTGTAGACACAGAACAGAATCTAACTCCATTTCTTTGTGGATACACAAGTCAAGATACTTTTATGATGAGTTCAGACAAGATTTTAACTCTTGTGGATCCCAAACCAACCCTACTTGAAAAATATCAAGAACTTATTAAATGATATTCTATACTAATGTTGTCCTGGTGGGGAATGAAATCCTCTCCAGGGGATTTGATAATGGCGAGCATTTTAAGAATAGGGAAACTTTTTACCCTACTCTGTATGTCAGCACCAACAAGAAAACTAAATTCAAAACTCTTGAGGGGAATTATGTAGATGAAATTAAACCAGGAACCATTAGAGAAACTAGAGAGTTCATTGATAAGTATCAAAACATTGATAACTTCAACCTGTATGGAAATACAAGATATGTAAATCAGTATATTTCTGATAACTATCCAGAAGAATCTATCAAGTTTGACATTAGTAAAATTCAACTAATTACAATTGACATTGAGGTTGCATCAGAGAATGGATTCCCTGATGTAAAAAACTGTGAGGAAGAACTCCTTACCATTTCCATTCAAGATTACAATACCAAGAATATTATTACTTGGGGTGTTAAACCATTTACAAACAAGCAAAAGAATGTTGAATACATTCTGTGTAAGGATGAGACTGATCTTCTTGATAGATTTCTTTTCTATTGGGACTCAAATCATCCTGATGTGATTACTGGTTGGAACTGTGATCTTTATGATATCCCATATCTATCTGGAAGAATTCAAAAAACCTTTGGTGATAAAACCCTAAAGAAACTTTCTCCTTGGGGTATTGTTACTCAGTCTGAAATTGTTATTGCAGGTAGACCTCAAACTAGGGTTGAACTTGCAGGCATTACTATTCTTGATTATCTTGAGTTGTATAAGAAATTTACTTATACAAACCAGGAGTCATATAGACTGGATCATATTGCCAATGTGGAATTGGGACAAAAGAAACTAGATCACTCTGAGTATGATACTTTTAAAGAGTTCTATACAAAGGATTGGCAGAAGTTTGTAGAATATAACATTGTTGACGTAGAACTTGTAGATAGACTTGAGGATAAAATGCGCCTCATTGAGCTTGCTATTACCATGGCATATGATGGTAAGGGCAACTTTAATGATGTGTTTTATCAGGTTAGGATGTGGGATGCCATCATCTATAACTATTTGAGATCTAAAAACATTGTTATTCCTTTTAAGAAGGATACTAAGAAAGATCAAAGGTATGAAGGTGCCTATGTAAAAGATCCAATTGTTGGTAAGCATGAGTGGGTGGTAAGTTTTGACTTAAACTCTCTGTATCCTCACTTGATTATGCAATATAACATTTCCCCAGAAACTCTTGTGGAAGATAGATTCCCAGGTGTTTCAGTGGATAAAGTTTTGAAGAAGCAGATTAAAATTCCAGAAAACTATCCATATACAGTATGTGCAAATGGCGCACAATACAAAAAGAATGTTAGAGGATTCCTTCCAGAATTGATGGAAAAGATGTACACGGATCGTGTCATCTATAAAAAGAAAATGCTTCAAGCAAAACAGGAGTATGAAAAAACTCCTACAGTGGAATTGATGAAAGAAATTGCCAGATGTAACAACATTCAAATGGCAAAAAAGA